GTAAAAGTTCTGTGCTACCTTCAGAGATAGCGTTAGCACCAGTAGCAGTGGCAATATCTCTAGCTAAATTTACAAAGGTATTGCCTGCTTTTTGTGCATTGTAATTTCTTAATATACTTTCTACTCGAGGCGTAGCTATTCCTTTTAAATAATTTCTATATTGCGTTAAACGAGTCTTTTCTGTTTTGTTTAAGGAACTAAATCCATATTTATCGGCTTTTTGCCTTAATTCTTCTAAAGGAGATTTTCTAACCGCTAATTTAAATAATGATCTAGCAAAGTAAGCCTCAGATATAGTGCCTAACACCGCTTGCGGTATACCTAACAATGAAGCCATAGCAGCTTCTTCTTTTCCAATCTCTAAATCAGCCTCATCATACTCTCCTAAAGATTGAGCTGAACCAACTACATATTCTTGTGCAAAAGCTCCAGTTAGTGCCCCACCTTTAAAATATTTACCGTAAGCATATGTTTCATCTAGCACTGCTTTTTCGTCAGGACTCAAAGCCTCCCTACCTTCTGTTTTAGCTTTTTCTACGAGTTCTTTGTAAAGTTGTTTGACTGATGCCTTTGAAGTTAGTCCAACATACCCAGCTCTTCCTAATAAGCTCAGACCTCCGGTTGCAAAAGCAGTAGCGATGGTAAGTCCTGCTTGTGGAGTTACAGAACCTAAACCTTTTGCTATTTGTAAAAGGAAACTAGAAAAATCTGGTTGCTCTAAGAACTCTTCAAAAGGCTGCATAGTGCTCATAAACTCATCTGCTTGTTCTGACAATCCTCTATACCTTTGTAGGTTAGTTTCGGCTGCTTCATCTCTTTCTAAAAGAGTATTAAAGATACCTTTAAATGCTTGAAAATCTGCTCGAGCTCTAACTGCCCCACCCCTTACTGCAGTTCCGAAAGTCTCAGCAAAACCTTCGGGCGCGAACTTTTCTCGGGGTTGGGGAGATAAATCAATATTTCTAACCTGGTCTTCCTGTTCCATTAACAAACTCATAATGCTAGAGGGCGCTTTCGCAGGCTTATTGTACTCAGGCTCAACTTCTGGAGTCGGTTTTCCTATAGGATCTAAAGCTAGTATTGCATTTGCAAACTTCCCCGCTCTTTCAGGTGTTTGTGACCTAGCCCATTCCGAATCCAATACTTCTTTACTAGCATCACGATAGTCGCCTAACTGCAAAGCCCTCCATGTATCTTTAAATGCTCTAGGGTTAGACTGTTCGTTCCACCAATTAGAACCTAACTGAAAATTTACAGAAGTAAGACGACTAACAAAATCTCTGTTCCTTTGCGGGTCGAGACCTAACTTTCTCATTTGAGATAAAGCAGCTAAATAAGCATCGCTAGAATCTTTTTTGAACCACTCATTTATCTGCTCATCTGACACTTTGTCACCCTGTTTGTATTCAAGGCGGTCTTTTGCAGTTAACTGATGTCCAATGCCTCCGGTTAAGACATCTTCAGTATCAGGATAAATTTCGTCTCTTCTGCCTTCTTCGGCCTCTAAAAGACTTAAAATACTTTGAGGGACTTGGACTGCCACACTTATTGCCCTCTTCCAATGTTTCTATTTAAAATAAGTTGATCTGCCGCTAGCTGTCGTAGAATACTTAAAGCTAAATCACCCCCACCAGTTAGCGCTTGGTTGTCAGTGATTTCAAGAATACTGCCGCCAAGTTTAAATTTGACCGCTTGCTTAATTTGATCTGGGTCTCTTATTTGCTTTTCATTCGGGCCTATAGCAGTTATTGCTTTAAAAGTGTCTAAAGCTTGCTCGGTGTCTCCACTAAAACCAAAAAAAGCTATCACTTTATTGATAAAGCCTCGAGCACTAGCATTTTCATCAACCCATTGTCTAAGATACTCTACGCTCATCTTTTTCTTTCCGGCTAAATCAGCAGCATTTTGCACTGGTAGAGTACGTAGGGTTAAAGCTGCGTTGTCTAACTCACCCGCTTTAAGTTCAGCTCTAACCTTTCTAATATCTGCAAGGTTAGTAGCGTTCTCTACTTCAGGAGGTTGTGACATATCAAACTGTCGTTTTAATATTGCAGATGTGTCATACAACAGACCTGTTTCTAAGAAAAGAGGAAACTGTTGAAATAATGTATTAAACCTAGGATCATTTGGATCAAGGCTAGCCATAATTTTTAACATAGTAGCCATTTTTGTTTTTTTGCCAGCACGATTTAAGTTCTTATTCTGTAAAGCTGTAACGTCACCAGAGGCTGTTGCATTTTCTGGAGATTCTGCTTCTAGTTTCGCTATCTCTTCTTTTAGAGATTGAATATCTTTTTCAGTAATCGCTCGTTCTACGTTAGAGAAATCTACTTTTTGTGTACCGTCCTCAAGAGCTATGACATCTGTTGAACTCAAAGGATCACCAAAAATAGAGTTAACGTTATTTTTATTATTTAAAGCAAATTGATACGGGTTCTCTTGATACGCTTTTAACTGATCGGGTCTGTTTTTTAACATATTAATCATATACTTAGGGGGTTTATTTTTATAAAAAGCAGTGACTGTTGCATTATCTGCTCTAACAGCTGCAGCATCGCCCCTTTCTTGGCTTCTTTTATTCTTAGTCGACTCTATTTTTTTAAGTATAGCGTCTTGTAATCTGTCTTCATTTTTACCCGATAACGTATTAGCATCCTTTTCTAATCTATTTTGTTCCTCCACTGAAAGACTTGCAAATTGGGCATCGTCTAAATTAAAGGGATTAGACCCAGTAGTTCTTATGTAGCTTGTATCACCTAAAGTATTTTTAGTGTTAGTGTATGAGATGCCTAACGGGCTAAACTTTTCCCTCATTGGACTACGATCTACCTCATATATCATACTCAAAAGCATGCTAGGGTCAGTGACCTTTTCGCCTGTTCCCGGATCAACAAAACTGGAACCCGGTGTTTCTGATAGGCTTAAAGTTTGCGCATCCATAATACTTTCTGCTTGTGCTAGAGCCTCTTTTACTAACGTTAATTTATCAGCTGTTTTTACTACACTATCAAGAGTTTCTGGTCTTGCTGAGCTGGGGTCTGTTGCCGTGTTTATCGTATCGTCATCTAAACCAACGTAATCAATAAACCTAGCAACGCTTGGATCTCCTGCAAATCTACCAATTGTTAGATAGGAAGGAATGTAGGCTGCTTCTATAATGTCATAAAGACTTTTATTATTTATATCTTGTTTAGTAATAGGTTCATCTTGATTAGCCTTTCCACCACGTTTAGTGATAGGGGCTGAATAACTTCTAGCATCGTTACCCCTAACTTCTGTAACTCTGACTAAAGGGTTTAAAACATCAAAATCGCCATCCTCATTAAAACCATATGTACTATTTGTAAAATCAAACCGTTTTCCAAACCCCAACGTTCTAAAATCCATGCCTGATTCAGTAGCGTATAAAGAAGCTAATTGTCTAGATTGCGCGCTATCCCCACGAATTAAAATGTGATCTAGTGGGTTATATATAAATCCAAGTTCTTGACTGCCCGAAGTTATTTCATCGGTAAATTGCTTTTTCTGTGCTTGTTTTTGATTATAGTATTCTGTAAGTTTTTGCCCAGCTATATCTTCGGGTAATGTCGCAAAAATCCCTCCAGCAACTCCAGTGTTCTCATATTCCCTATATAGGTTTTCTAAATCTTGATCTAAAGTAGAAGCACTGTTATTTAAGTTATTGTAGCTCCTCGTGTTCTGCGCAACTACATCTCTTCGATCTTTATAAGTTTTTCTACCCTCAAACAGTTGGTTTTTAGGAGTAAAAAATATACCAAGGTTATCTCCAAACGAACGTTCTTGATCTCTAAGCCTAGAGACCGTTCCTATGTCTGTATTTGGGTTAGTAAATAAATCGTCAATTGCCATGTTATATTAAACTTAATGCGGATCCTATTAAGGAACCTATTGCTCTTGTTACCCCACCTTTATACTGGGCCCTATCTTGTTTATACCTATTACTTCTTTGTACATCAAGACTAGCTGCAGTGCCGAGTTCTGACATAGAAGTTCTATTTAAATTTTGTCCAATATTTATAAGTTGACCCAATAATCTTGTATTAACATCGTCTTGTCTTAAACGGGCGTTAGTCAAACCTCCCGCTAAATTCAAAGATCGTCCTCTCTCTTCCGCTCGTACTCGTTCTCTTCTTTGCGCGCCGGTCTCTTGTACCCCGTATCTTTCTCTATTCCTTCTAGCAATATCTCTAGCAACCTGAGTTTGCGTTTCTACTGTTGGTCTTACTGCATCTACGATACTAGTATCTGTTTGTGCTTGTTCAACTAACTCTTCTTCAAAAGGTCTAAACTCGGTTACAAACTGCTCATACTCCGCGGCTGCAACATCAGCAAAAGCCTGATCTGGGTCTGTAACTTCTGGCAAGCCCAAACGTTCCATAGAGGCCTGCGCAGATGTAGTCGGACCCGTATATTGGTCTTCCATGGGTTCGCCTATTCTATGATTTGGAGTATGTGGCATATTCTATGAAAATAATGTATCTAATTTGTCTCCAAACGCGGTTGCACCTAATTTTATACCGCCTCGACCTACGTTGGTAAGCGCAGATAAATTAGCTAGTCTGTTTGACTGTTTACTAGCAGCGTCAGCAAGAGTTTCTGCGGATTCTAACCTACTCACATTAGCCAACGCACTTGTAGTAATCGCTTGTTGGCCTCTACTTGTTCCTAAAATACCCGCAGCTTCTTTATTTTTCGCATCTGCTGCTTGAACATCAGCATTAAGAAGGTTAGCTATCGCTCCAGAGGCCACATCCGCAGAATATTCTATCCCGGTTGCTGTGTCCAAAGTAGGTATGCCCCTACCAGTAAGAGCTTCCATAGCATCAAAGTTCGCACGCCCTAAGTAAGTGCTATCAAGATCTTGCCTTCTATTTCTGTCCCTTAAATCTCTCAAAATAGGGTCATAGGTCATTGAGAATACTCTTTGATCCTCAAGTGCTTGCGCCGCCTGAAACTTTTCCATTTCACCGGGTTGGTAATCTTTTTCTTTAGGTCCACTAGACATATCTATAACTCTTTTCTAAATACTTGTGTTACAGCTTTATATCCATGCTTAGTTCCCGTCTTAATCCATCCAAGACGGCTGGAATGAAATTCTATTCCAACTATGTTTAAGTTTTCAGAAAGTCTTTCTACAAACTCAAACCCTTCACTTATTATATTATATTTAGGCACACTATAGCCTACCCAAATAAATAAAGTTTTTTCTCCTCCAAAGTCATTCAACAGTGTCGTAACTAAAAAGCCTGCATATTCTTCGTCTTTATACACTACATATAAATCCGCGCTACCTTTACGTAAAGCAGAATATACATCAGCCGGTATCCAATCTGCGTGAGATTTCTTCGTTACCTCGTAGAGATCTGATTCTATGTTTGTGTAAGCAGCGCGTATATCCTCTAATGGGATATGTTCAAACACTACTCCTCTAATAGTCAAGCTCCCTGCCATAACGACCGTACCTCTTCCTTGGGCTTAATCCAGCTCCTTTATATTTTACTGTTCTTTTAACTCCAGTATCTCCACCACGTCCTTTTAACTCTGCTAGTCTAATTTGTTCTTGGAACAAACCAAAATAATCAGCAGCAGCTACAGGATCAGTCCATTCTTTACCTGGCATTCTTAGTAACCTGTAAACAGAACCGTATACGATTCCGTCTCTGTAAGTATTACTAAAAGCAGTGTCTATACTAGTTGTTGTTCTTGTAGGTTTTAACGCAACATTTACTAAAAGTTCTTTACCATCGTTTGGTTTGGGCACTAACCAGAAAGTGCTAGCGGTTTTCTGTAAAAAAACTGAAGGAGTACCTGATTTGTCTCTCCAGTCAGGGTAATTAAGTTCTAAACTTCTTGGACTAATAGGATCTAAGTCATGTCCATCATAAGTTGCCCATAAAATTTGGTGTACATCTGTACCACTGGGTTGGTCGAACTCGTACTCATATGTACCAGATATAGTTGTTATCGGGTCTAAGTCAAATGTGAACGCTCTACTCTTTTCACAAAACTCAATAGTCGCTGCTCTTAAATTTAATTCGATTAGCCCATCTGGACATCCCGGAACATACGGCAAAATATCAGTTATTAATGAATCAAAACTAGCCACCTATTGCCTCCGTTTTAGGGTTAGTAAGTTGTTCTATTTGTTTACCAACTAATAAAGTTTGATTAAACGCATTAAAGTAGCCACTAGCTACTGCAACATTATTAGCATACTCTGATTCTTTTAGGAATGCTCTGTATAAAACAAAATTAATCAAAGCATTTGCAAAAATATCATCTACTTGAATTAAATCTGTACCCGCACTTATGTTGGTTGGATTCTTAGAATAAACTACCTCTACGTAGGCACTACCAGAGATTCCGGGATAAACATAAAATTTTCTAGGGTCTTTCTCATTAAAGGCATAGTTTTTTACAACCGTGCCATGTGCAGCTGGTCCAGTTACAGAAGAAGAATGCCAATCACGATTAATAATATCTAAATCTGATAATTCAACTTGTCTAATAGTTCTACTACCGGTAGCGTCTGTGCCTGTCCCAGACATGTTTCTTAAAACTTTAATTAAACGTAACCCGTCAGTTGGGATAGACTGTTCAGTTCCTGTGGATAGAGATACATTAGAATGAGTAGCGGTAGAATCAGGACGAATATTAACAATTTCTCTTTGACCATCATTTAAATAATCTATGAGTTCGCCTTCTGTCCATCGTACATTTGTATTATCTTGTAAGATATTTTGAACTCTGGAAAGAATATGTTGCGCCTGTAATGTCCCTGCCATTTATCACTCTTCTACTTTTTTACTCTTTGTAGTTTTTTTAGGTTTCTCCTTAGTTTCTTCGATAAGTTCTTCCATTTTCTTAGGTGCTTCTTTTACTTCAGTGCACCCAGCTTGTATGCAGGCATAAGCTATGTAGTCGGGAAACTCTCTTGTTTCTCCAGCTTCTAGTCTAACTGCATCACCAGTAGTTAAAGCTACGTAAACATCTTCACTAGCTTTTACTAACATTCTTTTTATTTCTTTTTCTGCCATTTAAAACTCCTGTTTGATAGAAGGGGGTGGCCCTAAGACCACCCCAATCTTAATTAAAATGCGCAATCTACTCTGATTACACCAAAGTCTTCATCCTGACCAGAAATGTCAGAATTGTACTTAGGCTTTTTAAGACCCATGATCTTACCGATAGAGATACCATTTTGGTTTCCGTAGTCGAAAGTATCTTCAACTATTTCTGGTAAACCGATATCTGCCATAGCAAGAGCTTGAGCTCCACAGAATAAGCAAGCAGCGAAGTCAATGTCACTACCAGATCCACCTTTCTGAGAACCAGAAGTTCCTTGAGAAGTGTTTGGTACGTGTCTGAATTCGTGAACCATGACACCGTCAACCATTAAGCTAGAAGATCCAGCAAATAGTTCGTTGTTTGGTCCTCTGATACCAGCGCTTCTTACGTTAGATAAGAAGTCTGAATCTAGTTTCAGATCAGCCATTACTTGTGGAGTAACAAAAAGATGGAACATCTCTTCATTACCATTGCCTCTCATACCTCTAATGTATTGATCTTTAGCATAAGCTTTAAGCTCAACAATTGTGCTGTACTTCATAGTGTCAGCAGCAACTAAAGCAGAAGTATCACCAGCAACTAAACCATTAGTTGCATCGACTCTTCTGTGTCTGTTAGAAGTAGGAGCAGTGATGTCTGCATTAAACGCAAGATCAGATAAATTAGCACCTGAACCTAAAACCGGTCTTGTAGCAGCAGAACCACCAATATTGTTGTTCTTTCTGTTATAAGAAATACCAGCCAAAGTTAGAAATGCTAACTGGTCTATTCTGTCTGCCATTGCGTATGCAAGTGCATCCCTTGAGTGCTCACGGAAGTTGACAACAGATTTTTGATCAGCAAGCCTACCAGATAGTCTGTTTGCAAATCTTAATTGATCTAGTTGTACAACGATGTCGAATGCTCTCAACGCTTCTTCATTACCTTCGAGAGTGTTGTCACCAACAATACCATCACCAGTCATGTCAGCTAAAAGTGTTAAAACAGCTCTAGCTCCTTTTTCTGATTGTGTAAGTTCATTTATTCTCTGAACCATGGCGTTGGGGCCACTACCCGCAAATTGGTTAATGAAGGACATGTTTCTAGCAACTCTCCAAAAATCACGAGACCAGATAGTAAGCTGTTCGCTGGTCAACGCGCTAAAGTTTGTATTAGCCATTAGGCCCTCCAAATAAAATTAAATTAAAAATAACCAATCGCTATTTGGGGCGATATCCCGTATACCCTTTATCGTTGGGGCACGATACCGTTAGTTTTACGAGCACGACCTCGAACAGTTAACGTCACTGTAGACGAAAAAACGATTTTTATACTGAACGACCAGTGTTGGATTTCGTTCCAACTTACGAATTCTTGTTAGTATACTACTCTTTAATCAAAGTCACCACGTAATCTTCTTAAAGTTTCTTCTGGTAGTGCACCAAACTCATCATCAGATAACGTGTTTATGTTAACGACTTTGCTTTCTTTAGCACCATCGCCCTTCATAGCAGGGGGTTGTGCTTGAGAAGCTTCTACTTTTTTCTTTACATTAGCCTTTTGTTTCTTTTCTTGCACCGCTTTTGTTAGCGTAGGTGCAGGATCAGCCTTTGGCTCATCTGAAACTTGTAATAATTCTGGTTTTTTAGACAATAAAGTAACCTCAGTAGCTTTTGCTAACGAATCAGCTGCGCCATACCCTTGATATATAAAAGCATCACGTAGTTCCATAACTTCTTGAGTTAATTTTTCGTCAAAAGACTTACTTTTTTCATCAAAAATAGGAAAAACTTCCATTATTTCGCTAGCTTTTTGCTTTAACTCATGTTGCTCTCTGTCTTGTTGAACAGTTTGCCCCATTTTGTTTTGCATTTCAGCCATAAGCTGCTCTCTTTCTGCAGTTCTTATCTCTTCTCTGAGCCTTACAGCTTGGTCGGCCGCTCCATCAAGTACTAACTGCTGATATTCTGCTTCTTTAGCAGCAAAATCATAAGCTGGTGTCTCAGGAATAGAGGCGTCTTCTTTATTCTCTATGTCTTGAAGTCTTTTTTGCATTTCTTTGTTCTTTGCAAGCACTTCATCAAGTCTAGACTTAGGGACCATTGGAGATTTTGGCTCTTCTTCTACAACTTCTTCAACTTCAGCGACTTCTGGAGCAGCTTCTACTTCTGCAGCTTCCTCCATTGGCTCCACAGGTTGCTCATCATCTGTTTGTAATTCTTCTGCAGGCTCTTCTTCTGTTGTAGCTTCTGGTTCTTCAACTGCAACTTCTTCTTCTTCTGTCTCTGCAACTTCTTCTGTTGCTTCCTCAGGGCTAGATTCCTCTTCGGTTTGTTCATCTTGAGTCTCCTCTTCTTCTTCAAAGTTCATGTCTACTTGAAAAGGCGCTACGTCCTCTTCAGTTTTTGCATCTGCTCCTGGCATTCCTTCGAATACCAACTCTTCAGTTTCAGTTGTGTTATCTTTTTTAGCCACGGTTATTACCTCCTCTTGGTTTCATAGCTTCAACAGCAATCTTGGATGCTGCTTGGGTTTCAGTTTGACCTTTCCTCATGTCATTGGTTAATGCTGATAACTGCTGACGTAAGGCAAGTTCTTGCTGTTTCATTTCCATCTTACTCTGCAGCTCCGCAATCTTAATTTGTGGATCTGCAGCAGACTCTTGTGCTTTCGCTACATTTAGCTGAGCCTGAGCCTGGATGTTCTGTACTTCGGCTTCCATCTTAGTAAGCTCGAGTTGAATTTTTCTAATAGCAGCTTCTGCTTGGAATTGTTGTATTTGTGCCTCTTGTTCACTAGGAGGTTCAGTACCTTGCATCGCACGGATACGTTGTGCAATCTCACCCTTCTTAGCCATGTGTGAATATTCAACAATTAAATCATCTGGAATCGGCACACCAACTTGTCTTAGTTGAATAGCTTCAGCAAACTGTACTTCGTCAAAGTTATCTCTAGTTGGCATAGTGCCTACAACTACTTGATACTCTCCTAAAGTTAAATCATTAATGATCTCTCCTTCTGGAGTTACCTGATTCAACAACAAAGGTTTTGTTGGTTTAAGAGGATTACTTTCATCTGTTATTTGAATTAAACGTTCTTCTGTGTAGTACTGTTGTACTAAACGTAAAATATGTTCAGCTAGATATTGTCTAGTTTTTTGTAAATTATCTAACGGTACTTGTATCATTAAGACACCACGGTTTTGTTTTGCTTGTATAGCAATACCTGATACCTCTGGTGAATCTGTACCTAACATAGCGTCACTGATACCACTAATCTGTTTAATGTTAGCCGCAGCTTTTTGACTAATTCTATCTAAGCCGGTGGGAATCTGATTCGGTGGTATCTTCGCAGGAGGGGAAGACCCACGATTATATTCTAATACCAAACCAGTTTCCGCACCGTGTTCTTCTAAATCGTCAGCGGTCATACCATTTAATGACCCTGTCTCTACAATCCAACCGCTGTTAGCTGTAGTGTTTACGATATGTAATTCTTGTGAACTTATTTTATTTAGTTGTTCTTGTGGTGATATTAAGTTTCTAACCATTCCAAAAGGTCTACCTCTTCGCCAATATGGAAAGTAAGGAACAATGGTGAAACACTCATAAGGGGACCAGTCATCGTGTAGCACAACTGAGTCTGCAGTTACCGTCCAACGAACTTTACGCATTGGTTTATTCAAAATATCTAAACCGTAATCATCGGCAAACTTTTGCATTTTACGTTTACCCCAAGTAGTTGGCACTGGACGCATATCGCCGGTCACTCTGTCTACATAAAAAGTACAGTCTTTAAGTTGATAATATTGTCTTTCAATAACTCTAACTGATCTTAATGTTCTGTTTTCTTCTGGGTTAGCTGTAGCAGATTGGTTATACTCTATCCCGGTATAGGTATCTCCGTATCTGGTTTCTTCATACTCAACTGAATCAGTGCCCATGCTGGCGCCATACTCTACAGAAGTTCTAAGTTGGTCTGCTTTTTCTATGCCGTACTGCTCTTCTATTTGATCTATGCTCATCCATTTGGTTTCGAATATCTCGTTCCAAGTTTTCGGATCGTATTCTTTTGCATCAGGGTCGATGAGGATATCTAGTGGGTCCTTTGTAGTTACCCTCACCTCGCCTTGAATGTGGTCATCAAAATCGATACGGACATCAAAGTATCCTCTATCTTGAATGAGACCATCTGCGAAAACTTGTGATTCGAGCCAATGTAATTTGTTGTTGTCTGATATTTGTAAATAAAGTTTAGTAAGCACATCTGCTACGTCTTGTAACCCACCACCTTTGGGTTTAAAACTTATGTCGGCTCTTCTAGTGCTTTGTTCACCGAGTACGGTGTTAACGGTGGGGAGTATAGTGTTGATGGTTAACGCAGGACGGCCCTCGTCATCGAGCACCGCTACATCGGCAGGATCCCATTGGTTGCCTCTGTAAAAAGCATCACATTGTTTAGCCATGTGAATGTAATCGGTATGCCCATTGTCACGGGCACGTTCATAACGTTCGAACTGATTCTGAGCTATTAAATGCTCTTCTTCTTTTGAAAGTTTTTTCTTTTTCTTACTGTAATCCATTAAGAACTCATAGCACTTTTACGCTTATCCCCTTTGACTAGATATTTTAGTTTATCTCGCCACGAAGGTACATGCTCAATTTTCTCTACATAAGTAGCAAACTCTGTCATCATCAACCCGATCCATGCTAACGCATCTACTTGGTCATCGTGAGCTCCGTTCGGAAAACGCAAAAGTTCTGCGATTAGAGGACCGACCCAAACTGGATCTTTCGGAAAGTATACCATGCCTTGTTGCATCCGTCCTTGTATCGCACGAGCTCTCGCTTCTTTA